ATATCTTATAGAAAGTGTTGCCAATACCATTTGCTGTTGATGTAACGATAATTTTCGTATCTTTACCAGAAGAGACAACAGGATATGTCGAGGTATAGAACTCACTGGCTCTCTCCACAAATGCAAACTCATCTAAATAAAGAAGGTTAACAGAAAGACCACGGATTGAAGACCCAGAAGTAGCAGCGGCAATAATACGACTGTTATTACTAAATTCCAAAGAACCTTTGTTGACAGCTTTTGCACCTGGTTGAAGAAAGAACGGAATATTTTCCAGCATAAGCGTAATGCGAGATAACATTTCCCTAGCTGTCGCCCCTTTGTTAGCAAGAACCGCAACCGTTTTTTCTGAATGGAAGAGAGCAAACCATAGGAGGTACGCACATGCGGATATCGATTTACCGGATTGTCGGCAAGCCAGTACAATGTTAAACCTATGCTCATTAAATGCCTCAAACATTTTCTCTTGATAAGGATATAGTTCAAACGGGACTAAGCCTTGATCAAGTGAGATGATCTTACAGTGTTTACGAGCAAAGTAAGCGGGATCGGTCATGCACCTTGCATATTCTTGTACAAGGTCCTGTGTCCATTCTTGAACGACGCCATCTCTTTTAACATTAATGTTACCTAGATAGGTATCATTTTGCGTTTGGGGTGACATCGATTATTTCTTTTTCATTCTGTAGAATCTTTTGTAGGTCTGCAGTTGAGCCTAAAAAGACATTGTTATTCGTCGTATGTCCTACTTGCTTTACTTCATCTTCTTTGTTAATATCTTTATTCTTCTTATTTAGGTCCATTAACTTATCATTTACATCAGATAAGTTTTTTATCATACCAGATAATACTTCATATGCTCTTGGGTGTTCAGAAGCTCTAGCCACTTCAATCATATCTTCAAGAGACTCACGACCCTTTTCCAAAAGATCATAATATGTCTCACGAGAGTAGTCATAATCTGACTTAATATTTTTTTCTTCACTCATAGCTGAACCAGTTCACGATTTTTTAAATGCTGCTCCTCTATCTCTTCTTTTGATTGACCATAGTAAGGAACAGCATGATACTTTTCAATTAAATATTCATTTACAGACTGATCTGCATAATTTGTAGTTCTGTATAATGATCCTAAGATCCTTCCAAACTTTCCGGCAGCGTCATACGTTTCAGTTTTAAGTACTAACCATTCATCATCTAAGAACTTTTCAACATATGCCTTTGCAGCTAATCCGTATTTCTTCTCTTCAAGGTCTCTTGTTCTTGATTCTGGAGTATCGACACCATAAAGTCTAATTCGTTGATCATTTAACCATACACCAAAACCTAGATCAATGTCAACATCTACCGTGTCGCCATCAACTACTTTTCTTAGTTTACATCTATACTCATACATTATACACTATCACCTAACATTGTTATTGTGTTTGTAAATCCGAAATCACTATCAGCTAAACCAATTGTTGACAAAGGATTGGGGGTTGTTGTGATTCTTTCAATCGCCGTGTCCGAATCTCCACTAGCTCCTCCCTGCATATCAAATATTGTTGCTTTAGAGGTTCTAATGATATCGGAAGTATTGATAGCACTATAGAAACTTACTTTCATTTCAAAATCTAAAGTGTATACTATTGTACGTCTTTGATCAAGAGCACCTTCAAAATCATCCGCAAACGAAACACTTTGGATAATAATAGGAATATCCTCTTTGAATGTAGGAAACTCAGATGCAAATGGTTTTATTGTTAAAGTATACTGAGGATTGAAAGTAGGTAAGATTTGTTCAACAATCTGTAATGCATCATCTTGATTTTTAGCATACACATTTAATTGAAAATTAATATTATATGGTACAGGAGAAAAGAACTTTTGTCTGTTTGAACTAGTTGTTCCCTGAGTATTAAAGTTACTGACTTTTGTTAATTGCCGTTGATTATCATATGCAAATGATGTAATCTCAAAGGACATACGAGGCAACTTAATAGCTACCTTCGTATCAGTAGTTAGATCAGGATTTTCTCTTATTCTTGCAAGATACTTTTCTTTGGGTGCATATGACAATGGTACCTTAACTTGACTGTTAGGTCTAACAACATATATGTTGTTGAACATAGCACCAAAGATTGATACACACTTTCTTACTTTTTGGTGATAAAAATGAGTACCAAACATTAGCTAGGATCTCCAAATGGATTACTTTCACTGAAGTCGAGGAATCCACCAGCATCAGTTTGGAAGTCGGTATTTTGCTCATTACTAGAAATCTTATTGTCTTCTCCAACAGCTGTCACTGTATATGAAGAATCGACAACACGTGTTGCATCTCCAGTAATAGTAATTGATCTGCTAGTAGCAAATGAATGATACTTATTATCGCTTGTGTTGATGTGAATTAGATGTAGCTTACTATCTGAGTCAGAATACTTACTTACTTCACCAGATATTGTAACTCCACTAGCTAGAGTTTGTGTAGCAGTCTCTCCGATTTTAATTAATCCAGATGTTGCATCTAATGTAAGAACGTATGTATATGCATAGTCTCTTTCAATATCGTCAATGATGTCAACACCAGTATCAAGATCTTCGTCATTGTACTCAAAGAGTTGTGCTCTGAGTTTGTATACAGGAAGATTGCTTAACTGATAAAATGGTTGCTCGTGTTCCACGTGCATGATTTGAAATAGGGAATTAGATAGCGGAAGATAAATTAAATCACCTTCTAGTGGCCTTAAAGAAGTTACTTCATTATCGTACTTCTTAACCTGTTGTTCCCATCTACGACGTGATACAACAAACGTAGCTTCGTCTCGAATCTCAACACCAAATCTTGTAAATAGATCACCCTCTCCATCAAACCCTTCGACGTTTTCAATATACATTTCAATTTTATGAGATGAGTTAAAGGTTGACGGAATATCATGTCCTAAAATTTTATCTTCCTGAACAATATCTCTGGGAAGATAATAAACATCCTGGCCATAAATCTTTAAGGATTCGATGACTATGTCTTCGTATAGATTTTGCTCCGAACGTACTTTGTCGGAAAAATATAAATTGCGCATATCAACCTATAAAGAAATCAGGTGGTAATTCGTATTCACTTCTAATACGTTCTCTTAACGATTCAATTTCACCAGTAGCGTCATCATATATCTGCCGTCCATTAAGTATAACTCCACCTGGAAGTTGCATACCTTCAAACTTTATTAAGTTCATACCCCACTGCTGTTTTATCAATGCTGTTGTATACTCTTTCAACCAAATGTCATTAAAAATTTTAGTGTGTGAGCCTGGATCAACTATTTTATATGCTTCATAAACTACATACTCACCTGCTTTGATATCTTCATCTTTGAAATCCCCAAAGATATATAATCTGTTTTGTTTTCTAGAATAATGAGTTTGTGGTGTACCACTTAATTCCATATCTAATAATGAAAGATATTGTTGTAATTGGTGATAATATGCTAAGTCACCAGCAAAATTTTGCATATCTGCAATATCATTTAACATCATTTGATATTTGATATCAAAAAAGTTAAATGATCTACCAAAATTGCTAGATACCTTAAATAATTTTGTCACAAAAACAATATCATCAGATACAGAAACATACTCATTAGTTACGTCACTTTCGGTAACTAAATGCGATACGTATGTTCTAAATGTTGCTTCTGAATGATATTCTTGATAATACTGCAGAGCTTCGTCTAAACGATCTTCAAGTTGATCCTCATCAACATTGATTTCGATGACAGGATCTCCTAATCTCCGTTTGCAGTAATCAATCAATGTGGCTCGAGAGGTGGGATTAGCCATAGAAATCTCCGTATAATTTATCTACGGCTATTTATATGTTTTTTATTTTAAATGTGATCTTCTACGATTTCGCGAAGAACATCGAAGGCTTCTCGATCTTCAAACTTTAACTTTCTAATAATATCTTCAAGCTCGTCGAGTTCCATCTCTTTGAGCTTTTCGGCAAGGTCAAGTTCCATCATGAATTTTTCAATATAATTGTATCATACCAGGCCTCAACTTGAGATGTAACTTCTGATGTAGACATTATTACTTTATCTCCATCCGAGTCCTTCATCATGGGTCTAGCACTATGCATTGCTAAAACTCGAGTTACACAATCAGATTTAGACTTTTCTTCAATAGTATCTGGAATCCAATACTCTCTATCAGCTTCAGCTTTTACAAATCCAAGATATGTCTTATCAGAATCTCTGTAATAATGTCCACGATCGAGGACATAACCAGGAACGATGTTTCTTCCAGTTTCGCCAACAATAAATTTATATTCTACGATAGGCATCTTATTCCTTTTCTGTTTTATTTGTTAAATGCGCTACTTTGTTATCATATGTGAGGTTTCCAATTGCCTCTGATTCAAAACCCTGTAAGTTCATTCTTACTTTATCGACTTTATGATATTCTGCAAGCTCATTGACCACTCCATCGACAAATTTATATAATCCAGACACATCCCAAGAATCAGCATCTGCTTCAGCTTTCACATATTCACGAAGAATATTTTGCATCTTCGTTGGATTGACACCAATCTGTTCAAGATATTCTTGTTCGCCTTTTGTAATTGATCCACCTTGTCTGATGTCCCGAATACATTGTACAATACTTCTTTTTAAATGCGACTTTGTTTCTTCTTTCTCTACATCTTCCTCACTGAAACTTGAGACCTTAGATTTCAGTTGTTCATATAGTTCATTTAAAGCAAGAAGGTCTTTCATAGCTCCTTCAATATGAGTAGAACCCTCGGCTAATCCTTCTTGCAACTGAGCAAGTTTAATCTTTAAGTCAACCTCTCTCCAATAATCTAACAATTCAGGTTTAGATAATTCTTCCTCAATCTTTTTGATTTTTACTTCATTGCGAACATGATTCCATTTAGCTTCGTTGAGTGCTGCTTTCTTACGAGAAATCTCTGCAGAGATCTGTCTCATGTTTTTCAGTGGTGCATGCCAACTAAGATTCAAATGTTTCCACATCCATTGAGTGTGGCTGTGGTTCCA